TACCTCTTTCAGCGAAACCCGAGTTTATTCCATCATCCCCCATCTCTTTAATATCCTCGAAACGATAAGATACTCCTCCTTTAGCATTTGCTACCATATTCTTACAGAACAATCTACTATTATCTGATATGTTCTCAGAATATCTATAACGTATCTTATATAGCCCTTTATCTACTTTAGACTTATCATCCGGATTCGCATATCTCTTGAAGAAATTATATGGTTGATTATGAATCTCAGATTCAGCACCGGCATCTAATACCTCTGTTTCCTCTACTAACTCCCATTCCTCTGAATCTACCTTCTCTCCTTTATTGGCTAAGTATTCAAGCCAAATATCTCCCTCCTCATCTGACATATCTACTTCCATAGATGCCTCTACTTCTTCTACCTTTCTTTCTACACCTTCTTCTGACTGAAAAGGATTTTTAGATACGAACTCTAACTTAATAGGTGTTCCACTCTCTGCCATAACCAATTCCATAGCCTCTAAGAGTATATCTCTGTAATTGTTAATCACAGTATCCTCAAACAGAATAGATGCGGTACGCAGTTCGTCAGCGTTATTCCCTAATCCTCCCCCATCAGCATTAACACCGAATAATCTCGGTGAAACGACTCTGTGAGAAATCATTAATTTTGATGTTATTTCCTTAGATAAAAACTCGTACTGCTTATCAGCATCAGAAAGTGGAAATGGTGTTATTTCCGGTGCATTATTTCTATCATCTGAAAAGGATAATATAAATTTACCGGCATTCTTTGAACCGGCTAACTCATTCTCTATACTATTCTTAACTGCTTGTCGCTTTTCATCTGATGGAATCCCGTTATTAAACGATAATAAGAACGAAGGTGCTAAACCATTCTTGATATTAGATAAATGAAACTCAGATACATTCTTATCTAACTCTATATAATTAACTCCTCCTTGATAATCCGGTTTTGGGTAATAGTATTGCCCAACGGAATACATTTTGAAACAAGCTATCTGATTTGGATAGTCTTTCTTGGCTGAAATATCGAATGATTTTATCTTCTGTACACCCGATTTTTGGTAGTTAGACCAATTTTTAGAATATAGGTAGAATTGGCTATCCTCTCCATTTATTTCCGGTTCAACTCTCATACACTCGAATGGCATATGATTAACCTCTGATATTGTAGTCCTATCTAATGAATAAGCGATAGATAAATAGAATCCTCCGTGTACCTTTAAATCTAATATACACTTCTGAATAGTATTCTTACCTAAACCTTGCTCAAATAACATTTGAAATTTAGCCCACGCCTCTGCTTTATTATTCATCTCCGGACTTGAAACACCATCTCCGTATATCCACGTAGATATAGAGTTACAGAGTGCATTGTGTACTGCTGATTTTTGGTATAAGTCTATAAGGAAATCCGGATAGTCATTATCTACTCCGAACCCAACGAACTCTTGCCCTTGCTTAACTACCTCAGTATCATCTGTATAAGAATGACCTTTTCCTAATTGGTATAATTCACTCATTTCTAAGATGGTTTATATACTACGGTACGTGGTATAGTTTCCACATCCGGAGTAATGTATTGTTCTGTAAATGTATCGTTATTATAGATATGAAACAAACCTCTATCTAATTCGATAAGTTTATCAGCATAATTAATACCACCTCCGGTACTCATATTATGTATAGAGTATTTGTACATTCCCACGTCAGATATTAACCACGAACCTCCCGTGCCATCTCCTAGAGTAAAATAGAAATAAGCCCCTCTGCTATTGCTTGATACGAATTTTAATTCCATATCTGTCTTATAGCCGGTTACTACGTTTTCGAGAAACATAGTGTACCTAGTGGTTTGTAATTCTTCGTGATGGCTATTGGGTGTGTATTGTTGAGTACTTACACCGGTAGAATATACGTTCTTAAATACGTTTACGAAAAAATCCTTACGACCATATTCTGTATTAAGAGTTATCATCTTTCTTTACCTTTTTAGCCTTCTCAAAATAATCCGGAAATCGTTTTACTGCAAATTGGTATTCATCATCAGTCATATATTCTGAAAATACTATAAGCGTACTTGGATTCAGTTTTATTTGCTGACCTACCAATTCCTTTTTAACCTTTAATCTCGTCATTATCTTTACTTTTTAAAAAAAGAAAGGGATAGCATTACCTACCATCCCTCTCTTATATAAATAAACAGAAATTACTTTATCACGAACCATCTAATTGAGAAGCACTAATAGTAACTTTAGTTTGCCCACTAAAGTTTGTTAGTGTACCACAATTTGCAGCCGGTTCTAACTCTATTGCTTGGAATTGTAAAGTGTAAGATTGATTATCTGCTAACGCTTTATCTCCGTTGTGTCCGAAAGTACCTCCGGTAGCTATCATACCTTTATCTAAACCACAAAAGTACACTGTACCCGTGTTGTCTAAAACTGCTATTTGCCACGCTCCGTTGCTTAATGACTGCATTACGGCATCTGCCTTACCATACACTCCCTTAAAGACTAATTCTAAGTCTTGTTGGAATCCTACTCCTCCACCTTCGTTTACTACAATCGTTTGATTAAGTGAACTCAGATATGGGTCTGTATCGAACTGATACCAAGTACCGGCTGATGCTGCTGATAACCCCGATGATGCAGTCAGTACATTTGTAGTACCATCTAACGCTAAAGCCGTTGCGTGATTGTCGTCAAACCTTGCAATTGCATAAATCTTATCTATACCTCCGGGCTGTACTTTACAGTATCGAGCCTTTCCGGTAGCTATTGTACAAGCCATTTGTTATAGTTTTTAAGTTATTATGCCGGTAAGATTGCAGCAGTTGTTCCTAAGACAACATCTGATAAAACTCCTACTTGAACTCCACAAGCAAATCTCATTGATACACCTACGTTATCTGAACCATCATACTCATAGAATGGAATCAATTTAGCATCAGTCGTATCAGTACCTAAATTCGTTCCAAAGAATAAGTTAGATGCTTGACATAAAACGATTGCATCATCCGGCATTCCAAATGCCATATTAACCGGTACACCTAAGTATTGTAGTGATGAGAAGGCTTGATTGGCACCTTCGTTACGTACACCTTGTGAGTTACCCGATTCTGCTAATGCTTGTGCATACAATCCGTAAGTCTTAGCATTAACTAATATTTGTAAATCTTGAGAACCTAATAATCCCGGCTTCGCTGATAACATTTTAGAGTATACCAAACCTAGACCGGCTATTACGTTTGATGATGTTATTGATGTAATCGCTTGTGTAGTACAACCGGCTAACTTACTATCAGCTAATCCATATCTATCAAATACTCCATCATCAGATAAGAACCCAACAAAGTTTGGTGATGTACCACCTTTCCAAATTCTGTTCTCTACTTCCTCAGAAGTTTTTGCTGCAACTGTACCTAATAAGAAATCTGCGAAATCAGATGGAATCGCTCCGTTACGACCTTTCATATTCGCTGCTACCCACGTTGGATAAATAGTCTTACGGCATACTCTCTCGTTTACCATCATATCGGTTACTTCCAATACACTTTCTCCTAATGTAAGGGTAGTCGGGTTTGCATCCCAATCACAACCGGATGCCTTAATCATCGTTCCCGGTGTCAAGCTATTCACTACTGCTTTGCGTGTAATACCATCTAACTCTGTTACATATCCATTAGCGACTGTATTTGCTAACTTTACAGATGGTGCTAAATAAGGTAGTGCTAGTACACCGGCATACGTATTCGCACCAATTGCAATATCGGTAGCCAATTCGTATTTTACTGATTTGAATTTATGTTCTTGCGCCATAACTTTAATTGTTGTTTTTTAATTCTAATATCATATCTAAAGCCGGATTCCCCGTGTTATATGACACTTGTTGAGTTGATAAATTTGTCTGTGAATGCTTAACCGGTTTAACGGCTGACATTTTTGATACGCTCTCTAATTCTTCTTTAAGAGATTCGTTTTCTGCTACTACTTTCGAAATCATTTCTGATAACTCAGTATGTAGTGTTCCAAGTGCTTCTACTAATTGCTCTTTCGTTGCGTATGCAGACAAATCAACTTCGACTTCTTTAGATTCAGATGATAACTCCTCATCCTCTTTCTCCTTATCTTTGGATTCAGCTTCTTCTACTGCTTCCTCTTTAGATATAGCCGTAATCTCGCCATCTACCACGTCCATCTTAACTCCATCTTGTGTAGCGTAAGAACCCGTTGGTAAAGGCATCTTCTCTCCATCTTCCGAAATAACATAAGCCATAGCACCCTCTACCCATTCTTCACTATCGGTAGCGATTTTGGTTCCATCCTCTAATACTGCTTCTGCAATTAGTTCGATTTCAGCCTCCATCCCTAACAAAGTTCGAATAGAATTAAGTACATTTTTACTTTTTGCCATTGTGAAAATAAATTAGTGTTCGTATATACAAAGATATATCCGGTTCAAAGTTAGTATTTACTCATAAAAAAAGCCCAACCGAAGTTGAGCCTTTAGAATTATATTTGGATTAGAATGTGAAATCGTAGTATTTTGTTGCGTAACCAAATGCTATGTTCATTTTATTGTATTCTGTATATTCCTTAGTAATACCCTTTATTATTTGGTTTGGAAAATAAGAATCCTCAGTATATATTTGTTCCTTTAATTCCTTTGATAAACTTGAACCAAAAAACATTTTATTATTTTCTTCTTCCCATTGCTTCATAAATTTAGGAATAAATCTAATGACTTTGGTTTTTTTACACCAACACCCACCTTGTTTTTTTCTCCAAACTAAATGTGTTTTATCTTCCAAAACTTCTGAATAATCATATTGTTGTATTTCAGACATTCCGTTCTTATCAATTCGTTTAGCGTCTATTGTTTGAATAATACATTCTGTTTTATCATCTGATACCCAAGTTACTTGATAAGGATGTCGGTCTGACCACATTAATTCTGTTGCACCTTTACCTACTTCCGGTAATGTAGAATTGTTTGCCATCATCCAATTTACGAATGAACCCGATTTTGAAATTTTTAGTGTTTGAGTTTGAGTTTCCATTTTGCTTTGTTTTAAGTTGTTTTAATTATTTAAGATATATAAATATATAAAATATATTTTACATATATACTATGATTTTAAAAAAAGATTAAAAAAAAAGAGGAAAGTATATACCCTTCCCCTTTTAAAATCACCCAAACATTGATTTATTAACAAAACACTCCAAGATATAAAAAAATTATCCTTTTCTAATAATGTTTTTGATTTTTTCTAATGTAGCTTCTTCTTCACTCAATTCCATCTTATCTGTGAAATATCCCTCTATTGAAAAGCCTTTTACCTTACCCGTTTTCACGAACTCATCCCATATAGATTTGTCATTCACTTTAACTGAAACGAACCAAGTACCATCCGGAATATTCTCGAATCCATATTTAACGGATTTGTCTAATGGATTATCTTTAATCCAACTCTCTACAACTGTCAGATTATTTAATTCTGATTTGTGATGTAGTGTGTGATTATGTTGATAATTATTCATCATAAATAATTCACTTGCTTTCCGGATTGTATCTTGCGAGAAATACACGTAATAATCCTCCCCCGATTCTTTATCAATTCTTAGGATTTGCTTATTCGGAATAAGAACTGCGCCCATCAGCAATTGCTTATCCTTGTTTTGTGTTGCGAACTCTATTTCTATCTTCTTCTCTTGCTTAGATAATGCAATAAAATCAGATTGAATTGCCGGTTCTTCTACTAAAGAAATTGCGAATACTCCATCTTTATTTTCTTCGTTTTCTTCGTCAATTATTAACTCTACAATTTTTGTCATAATGTTGCTCTTTCTTGGATTTGTGTATTTAACTCGTTTTGTTCTTGTATGTCTTGTTGCACTACGTATGCTTGTAATGGTTGCTGCTCAAATATACCGGTACTTGCAGACAAATCAAAACTAGGTGCTTCTATTGTGTTTGGTGTTGTCATAGATGCACTTGCAGAACCGGTAGAAGATGATGTTGCAGATGGTTCTTCTGAACCTCCTTCTAACAACTTCTTAGCTGACCTTATATTACCATAGATACGTAATAACCCCATAGCAAATTGTAACGCTCCGGCTCCCCCAAATGTAACTGCATTCGTTGGGTTAGCTTCCGAGTTAGCAGTCAAACTTGATATAGCTTCTGCCGTATCAATCCCTATCTTAGCTAATGCAAATCTCTTTTGGTCTTTCTCTGACTTTCCGAACAATCCTTCTGCCATAGATATAGCACCTTTCAAACCATCCATACGTGCCTTCCTCGAAGCAATCATTGAATCATTTGCAGCCTTATCGCTTTTCTTTTGCTCTGCATCTGCCTTCTCTTTTGCAGCAGTTTCCTCGTCTAAATACTTCTGTGTTATAGCTTGTTTATCTGCTAAATATTGTTCCTCTATTAAGGTAGCATCAGCACCGGCACGTCTAGCCAAATCTAATCGTGCTTCGTGTTCTTGTTTTAATGCTTCAAACTCAGCTTCCTTTTCTGACATTTCAGCTAATTTCAACTCCTTCAAAGCCTCTGCTGATTCTAGTTCTAACGCAACCCTATTTGTTAATTGCTCTGACCTCTGTCCCGTTATTCTCTCGTTTAAATCTGCTAAATCCTTTTCGGCATTTATTACCTCTGCCTTTAAATCAATATTTTCCTTGTTAGCATCGGATTCCAATTGTGCTAATCTTAGTTTCTCTAATAGAATACCACGTTCCACCTCTAACTGCTCTTGCAGACTTTCTCCTAATTTATCGTTAGCTTCCATTCTTTCCTCGAATGTCTTACTAACATCATCTCGTATTTGTCTTTGTAATTCTTGTTCTCTAAGGTATGTAAACATCAATTTACCTTGCTCTGCTTCTAGTATTTTAACCGAGTTGCGTAGCTTAGTAATTTCTGTTGCAGTCTTTACAGCCTCAGAACCCATCTCTACGAAATCTTTAGCACCCTCTTTTATTGTTTCCCACGCATCTGCTTGTTGAACTTCGTCTAATCCGGTTACCACTTGAACTAATGCAGTCGCATAATCTCCGGCTCCCTCTTTTACCTTATCCCAATCTAAAGAGAATACACCTTCGATAACTTTACCAAGTGCTTTAAATTGGTCTATAAAGCCTTCGAACCGGTTAATGATATTCTCCTTAATTGCATCCCATAATCCCGTAACTGCTTCTTTAGGATTGCTGAATGCTCCAAATATCTTTTCCCCTAAATCTGTAACTACTGATGCTATCTTATTAAATACGATTCCAAGAGTTTCTGTTGCTATGGTAACCATATCCATAACACGTTGATTCTTGCTCATTATATCCTTTAGGAATTTAAATGCCTCAGTAATTAAGAAGAATCCACCGGCTTTCATAGCTAAACCGATTCCCTTAAACCCTTTAGCTATCCCTTTAAGACCTTTCTCAGCTATCTTCCCCGACTTTTTTATACCTTCAAGATTCTCATTTATCTCCTCAGTACCTTCTTTGATGTCGTTTATTCCATCCATAGCCTTGTCTAACTTGGCTTGAACCTCGAACTCGAATATTAATTTATCTGCCATAATTCCCCTCTATTAATCCAAGCACATCTATTGCTTTCATATTTACGTTTTAAACGACTATAATAATCCTCGATAGATTGTGGCTCATACAAGTGCTTAAAGTGGCTCAGAACGTCTATTAGTGGTGTTATCGTGCTAATACACTCATCTAAATGGTTACTCAAAGTATCCAACTTAAATACGAAATCTACATTTATGTCTTTAGCCTCGTTGTCTGTTATATAATATTCCATTTGTTCTTTAGATAGGTTATTACTTTATCCACTTCTGCATCTGTGATAGCTACATTGTAGCAAATTAATTCGTGTATCTTTCCGTTAAATTCGTATGCATCTGTTGTTCCGGATGATGATGCACCACCTACACAGAAATCTGTTACTGATGTATTATCAGCACCCGTTGTTCCGGTATCAGTATTCCCATTCCCATCCCATATTTTAACTGTCGTGCCATCTCTCCTACCTATTACAATACTCAGATTGGTAACACCGGCACTCGATATTTGACACGCATTTGTATTAGTACTTGCATTTTGACTTGAATATGCGACACTATCCGAACCGGCTCCTCCTAACGCATTTGCATTAACCCTTAATCCTACTCTTGGAGTATAAGAAGATTGAATACATCCCATTATTACTTGCCCGTAATACTCTGACGTTGTAATGTCAGATTGATAACAAGCTATGAAAGTGTTGTTCCCATCTGCTAATGCTAACAACTCAGCATCCTCATTGTTAAGATTTGCAGTTGAACCATCGAAATCTACGTAAGGTCTATCCCAATCATCCGGCTTCCAATTCGGCTTATATGTCGAATTTGCTTGTAATACGTGATTGTTCCCACCACTAATATCATTCCATTGAGTTACCTTAGAACCATCTAATGTAAAGCTATTGTGATTTGCTGCATCTAACCATAACTGACAACCCGAAATATCTACCGGACTTTTTAATATCCCATTTGATAATGTAATTAATGGTGTCGTTTCGTAAGTTACTTTTAGCGACCAATTTATCGCCTTCCGATAAGTATGTATTTCAAGTTTAAAACCTATACCACCACCCGTTAATCTCTTAACGTAAGGGATTTTAAGTGTGCTGAATGGAGATATTGTTATCGTACCCATTGCCGTAGATATATCTGAACTATCCACGCTAGATGAAAGTACAATAGGCTGCTCATAACAAGATAATATATGAGTGCTATTTATTATAGCCCTTTCTTTATAAACAAGATTAACATCATCCTCTGACACCCCAATTAATTCTGTTTTAATCTTGATGTTAGACTTATGTGCAAACCGGAATGCATTGATATTCGCTATTGAATTATAAAGTGAATCTATTGTATACAACCCGTATTGACCTATACGATTAACACTTTCACTTCCATCGGTTCTGAAATTTAAAATAAAATTCCCTATCTGTGATGTACCTTTGGGTGTTCCTCCTCTATACACAGATTGCACTCTATCCCCATCTATCATAACTCTTGCGTGTGAACCGGTTACGGATACGCCTTGTAGTGTGGTGTCAAATACAATCTTCTCCCCCCATCTCTCTAAGTTTTCAGAATAGGTATCTAATTGGTTATCATCCCCATCAATCATAGTGTTGGATACGTTTGAACCTACCTCATTTCCATTCCCTCTGATGTCTATATTTCTATTCCTATCGTTTAGAGTATTGTTATGCCCTACCACCTTTGATTTGACCGGTTTAACCACTGTGTTATTATGCCCGTGTACTGTGGTGTGTTCTATAAAATCAAATACATATATATTATCGTTTTGGTCTGTACCTCCCACTATTCCTATTTCTTGATTCGGGTTTGGTGGCTCAGAACCACCTCCATCGGGATGTGAATTAAAGCATTTATTATCATACCAATAGTAGCCTAATCCCTCGCAACAATCCTCATCCGGAGTTGCTGATAAACCCGTAGTTAGTGATTCAAAACTACCTACTCCGGTAGCCTCATCCCATCCCACCACTATGAAATCACATTCCATTTGCTCTCCGTTAGTTCCACTCGGAATACTAATACCTTTAAATGTCGCTAATAATTCAACCCTACAATTACCGGTACTCGATATTGGGTATCCTTTTATAGAGTTTACCTTATAATTTTGTCCGTTCACAGTGATTATATCTTTGAAATGAAAGTCTGATATATCCTTTGCAGACAACCTCATATTACAAGATAACATACGGCTATTTACATTGAAATTATCTAATATATAATTCCTCCAATACTGAATTGCTAAACCTTTAATTGGTAATGCATCCCAATTTTGCGGTGCTATTACTGAACCCGTATGCCAATTAATACTAAATGCAGTATCATTGGTAGCGAAATCCATCTCTGAATACTCGCTAAAAAAAGGATAATTAGTTCGTTCTGTTCCTAATTCATCTCCATTGAAGTTTAGCTTATACGATGATGATGTGGGTAATGCTTTTACTCCGTGAAAAAAGGACAATCTCATCCCTCCGGCATTCTGTTTCTCTCCGTTCTCAGATACATTAAACACGGCACACGAATACACTCCTAAATCTAATGAACCTCCATTTAATGGGTAGTTAATTGTCGGTGTAAATATGCTTGTAAATTCCGTATTCTTTTCGGCAAATTGATTCTGAACTCCCGGCTCTATATATCCTCCGTATGCAAACTCATCGCTATTCTGTGGATTATATGCCATAGCCTTGCTGAGATAATCATTCCCTTTTGTGTCTTTAAATTCTACTTGCTTACCACAGAACTTTGTTGGTGGTATAATTTGAACATCCTTCGTGAAATCTATCTTATCAGACCAATCAACTGTTCTTCCCGTATTTACATAATCATCATAAGGCTCTATGATTAAATTTGTCGCATCTGCCTTGTTGGGTACTACCACTAAATTAAATTTAGTCATAATGGATTTGAACCACTTTTCCACACTCAAACCACCAATTAAGCTATTGATGTAAACTTGTTCTGTTTCATCAGATATTGAGTTTGGTTGTATGGTAATATTTAGATTCGTTATATCTAAAGTTATTCCGTTATTTTGAACTCCACTCCAAAATCCGAATGCGTACATTGAATCAGATTGAAATGTAGTATTGATAGATACTGAGAATGCACCACCATCTCCAACCTCCATATAGAATTGACCTCCGACTGCGTTATCTGCTTGGTATGGGTAAGTAGCCCAATTCGGATTCTCCCATATCTTAAAGCCTAATGCCGAATTATCAATAGTAGAAGATGGTGTAATAGTACCGGCTATTGTTACGGCATAAAAACCACCTACTTGCACATCCCATTGTGAATATGAAAACCCTCCTCCGGATGCAGTACTCCAACTTGCAGATTCATCTGAAACCTCAGTTGGTGCTGTTAATAAATTCTCCTCCCACGAATCTCCTAAAGTTATTTGTTGCGTACCGGTATTTTTAGACTTGACATAATATGTTTGAGCCGGAATATCCGTGCTAACCACATCCCTCTTATCGTAATTCAAATCACAATATATCTTATTGAATAAAGCCGAATCTAAAAAGGTGGAAGTATAGGTATAGCCGGTATAATTCATTATCTTATCTATAAGTGCTTTTACCCTTACTTGTGGTCGTAGCCTTTGAATATTAATTCCGGTTCCTTCCCACCCAAAAAAATCCCCTATCGGTGGTGCAAAGTAATCTGAGTATTGGTTAGATGCTATCCCTAATCCATAATCCCATAACGACCAAACTAAATTACCACTATCTATTGAACTCGAATTATAACTATCATATACATTGTTAGCAGTTAAATCGTGATTCCATTCTGAGAAATTCAGTTGCCTAAACTTTAAGCCCTTTAATGAATCCAAGAAATTAACCTCAGAACTATATACAATACACTCGTATTCATATCTATTATTCTCACGTAGATATACATTTGATAATTGTATAAAGCCTCTAAGTATCTCAATCGTATCTTGCAGAATAAAACATTCTCGCCTAGCGAATGGATTATATGAATTATTTGCATCAGTATGGTACGAGCCGACCATAAAATAATGTCCAAAATATTCTTCATTTTCCGGAGTAGAAGGTAATCTAAAATTGTATGTGTGGCTTCCTTTACTCTTTAAATCTCGAATATCTTTAAAATTGAAATCAGCCGTAACCGGACTACCTTTAATTATTTGTAAAGGATATTGTACGTCATTATCTCCTATGGCTATTAACTGAAATCCCATTAGTATATTATTGAGTTATATGTAGGTATAGAATACTCAAATTTCAACTTGTATTCTGTCTGTTCAAATTTATGTGATACCACCACGTTATCAATGCTATCATTCTTTAGTATGACTGCTAATGCAGTACCATCAGAGTTGATGTAGTTAATTAGTGGACTAATAAACATATCTCGTACTTTCGCTATATCTCCGGTGTTTAAATATCCGGTACTAACCTCAAACTCCTCTGATATATTTACGGCTTTTACAGACCGGCTCTCGTGTGCTACTCCCGGTACAAATGGTGCCTCAGCATAATCCCCCGTAGATGTTGCATACGTTTTCGTATAGTCAAAAATTGAACTCTTAATCTCTGTTTTCTTATTACGGATTTTATCGGTTCTCTTTTTGTTGAATGTGATATATTCCCACACCCCGAATCTATTAATAAATGCGAATCTTTGTGAATCATATTTATCGCATCGTTCTACTATATTAAATCTATACAAATTACTTTTCCTTGTGCTTCCGGAATTAGCTATATAAACTTCATAATAAGTGCAACTAGGATTGTCTGATGGTCTTTCGTATGATGCATCTAGCTTGTTTAAATTAGCCGGATAACACCCGAAATGAATTATCATAGAATCATCAGTTACCCCACCCGATTCGTACTTACCTCCGTAATCTGTAGAATTTATAAAGTCTTGTGTAGCTAATAATACATCAGAACTATTGTAATAATTTACAATGAATTTATAAGAATAAGCTGCGGTATTCACATCATCCGTTCTATTCAATATCGCTACACTCCCGTAATCTGTTAGTGCTGCATCCGTATGACCTAAAGCGTTGTAATTGTGGCTTAGGAATTTCTTGTTGTTTGCAGTTAGTTTGTAATCTGACCAATTAAATCTTATTGAATCTGTGCTTAACTCCGTACCGGTTAATACGAAGTAATAATCTTCTCGTGCTGAACCTTGTTTGGAAGGTACTCCGTTAGCCGTTGAACTATAAAAATCCCATAGTTTAGCGTGTATCCTTTTACAACCCGAACCACCCGTTGAAAGATACGCATACCTATCTGATGTATCATTTATTATATGAGGCATCGAATGTATGTTCTGTTGGAAATAATTAGTCGTTAATGATGCATCAGCATCCGGTATAGTAAGTACTTGCTGAACCGATATTGGACTAACTATGCTCTGTAATATCTTCCCTATATTTATTAGCCCGTAATCATCCTTGTTAGGTCTGAATGTATAGGCATACGTTTTACTATCGTATATCAGTTCAAGATAGAATCGGTATTTAAAATTTCCGGAGATAGCATTTGAAGAACACGTTATTACTCTTTTACTACCACTTCGCACATAATCTGCTGCATTAAAATTAAAGTTATTTATCGCCATCTTGTATCACGTTTAATCCCGTTGTTAAATCCTTTAATAACCCCTCTTTTAAAGCTACTACAAATCTACGTTTCGTTTCATCTATTGCATCTGCCATATAACTCCTAGCACCTAAACCCTTTTCAGCTATACTCTTACCTATCATATATGAAGCGTTACGAATATTGCTATCTGTCATTGGTATAAATTTACCATCCTTATCTCTAAGTCGTACCTTTTTAGTTCTTATCCAACCCTCAATTATTCCTTTTGGTAAATTTTTCTTTTTAAACTTAGCCTTTGTCATTCCGGTAGGGTATTTCTTTACAGAATCTTTTGTGCTTAATCTACCTTGCACACCTTTCTCCATAAAGTACCCATAATCCTCTTTAGATGCGAACTTAATATTAATCTTATTCTTTCCAAGAACTAATTTGTAATATAGGCTTTTAGCTAACTTACCGGTATTGTCTGTTTCTCTCCACTTGCCATCTATCTTCTTCTTAATTTTAAGATTCCTCTTAGCCCGTTTTATAACTTCTTTACCATATAGGTCAAGTGCCTTTGCAGTGTTGCTTAAATCTAACGATTCTTTAGCCATTATTCCCCCTTCTATATTTTAGCCAAATCATAAAATCAACGAAATATGAAGTACGAACTGTATCATCGTCAAATTGTTTGGCATAAACTTCTTGTACATCGAAACTCGCTGTATCATCACTACCAACCTTATTATTACCTATGATAACATTTGTTAATTCTGACGTGCTAATAACTTGGCTCAGTAATATTTCGCCATCTAACATAAGTTTCACTCCGTGTCCGGCATCATCGCCTCCTATCTCCAACCCGAATGCTAATGACTTCTCTCTTATATAATCAGCACTACCATCGGATATATCTTCTCCTATTTTGATTGTAGATTCATCCCAATTAGATAAACAGATTCTATTCCTTATATCTTCGTTAGTACTTGTAGGACTTCCTATAAACACTTTTATACCATCAGCACCGGATTGTACGTTTGGATATATCTGAAACAATGAAGTATTTTCCTTGTCTAGTGATTTTATGTTCTTTACTTTCAAGGCGAAATAATAGTAATACTCAGTTGTTGTGGTTATACCATTATGAAACCAATAAGCATCTCCATCTCCTTTTAATCTTATTGCTTGTGCATCTTCATTATATTTGATACCATCCGTTTGAATAGAATAATTGGATAATAGATATGTGTTACCTAACCAATTTGAATTCTGACGTGCATCCCACCTAGAAAGTTTAGTTCCCGAATAAATTAAATTACCTTGTACAGATTCTGTTGCTGACCACCAATAGAAATTAGAGAAGAAATACAATTCATCAAATGGTTGTACAAAATCACCCCCATCCCATCGCTCTAAAATATTCTGTCCTAGTACCCCTTTTGGGTAAGGTATATTACATATTGTAGATTCATTAACACCCGTTACTGAGATAGAAGTAGACCATCCATATACCCTATTATTGAAATCTTCTTCTATTGGAGTACACGATATGCTCTCATCCCCTCTTAGCAGCAAAGATGGTGCTACTATATACTTACCCTTAAAGAACTCAGAACGTAGGTCTTGCATTATTAAAAGCGTATCAGCTAAAGCATCTCTCCTACTATCTGTATTGTCGTCAGTAATACCGGTAATTATATAAACATCTAAGTTGTAGATTATTATGTTGTCTTGAATTTCAGAACCGGTAATATCTACGTGAAGAACCGGATAGTTATTAATCTTCTTTAAGTCCATCTTATCCACGCCACCCTCAGTAAATGAATTGATTTGAACGTGCTTACTTGCGAACTCTTTAAAGTATGTTATTATCCCGTTGTATGTAATCATCTCTTTTTATTTTCTCTTGATACCTCTTTCATCATCTGTAATTTAATGAAGCATAATCTGAAAGGCAGTTTAGTAACATCATCGAATTTAAGTACATCTTCTCCGGCTAAACTATCTATGATTCCGAACCATCCATAATTACCTCTTGCACTTGGTTTTGTAGATTCAGACTTGAATAGAGATTCGAACTCCTTAAACACTTGCTCCCTAAAGTGTAAAAAAAAATCATAACTCCGTTTACTACGTCAATACTCACTTCTTGAAACAATGATGCGTTCTTGATATGGTTTTCCGTGTACGCTTCGATATTATACTTGTTACCCTTCTCCTCTGTAATAGGTCTATACAATATTGACAATACATTATGCAGCCCTTCAATACCTTCTTTACAATTATCTTCTAAATCTACGAACTCCCCTAAACTCATCTCATCTAAATTGGGATGGAATCCATACATAGCATCCTTAATCTTAATCTTATTAAAGATAGATTTGTTTACCGGTTTTGATATTAACTCAGATAGCTTATGATATATGGTTTTTATATCGTTGATTTTAAGCCTCTTAACTATTGATGTTGGAACACCGCACAATGTACTGATAGACTTCAACACAATCTCATCCTCATCCTCTAAACCGGATACCTCACTAACATAATTTTGGTAATGTTTTAGGCTTACATCCGACCATCTTTCCGGCACTATTATCTCTACTTGTTTCTTCATCCTACTAATACAAAGGTTAATTGTTTATAAAGTTATTAAATTATGGCATACTCCCCATACGAGCCGAAACACACAAACCACATTCGCATCATTAAAGCATCAGCAAAATCCGGTGAACGACCTAATTTGCTCTTTTGTATATCTTTTCCCTCAATAGCAAGTTTCTGTTGGTCTTTATCAACCTTATCTCTTTTGATTATTTCCAATTCCTCTGTTATGGTTTCCTTATACTGATAATCTGCTATATATATTTTGTTAGCATTAACCATCTCAGCTAACTTATAATAGCATTGTGTTTTTAAGTTTTGATAATTTTCGCCCTTTAATGCCCGACCACCATTTGTAAATCCTTTACATCCACTTATACCATCTACCACACCACCACCTACACCATCTTGGTCAATAACAATTTTACTATTCGGAATTGAATGCAATAAACATAAAGATTTTATCTCCCTTATTATATCTGTTATAGTATTCTTATCAAACGTGAGTACTTTTTCTACTCGTAATCCATCCCATAACAATATAACTGTTTTATCAGCACCTAATCTTGCTACATCACAAGTTATATATTTTGTTCCACCCTCAACAAAGTCATTAGTCCACATATTCATTATATTGTCATAATTAAATAGTAGAGCATCATCATCAATATATTCCCAATTACCAAATAAAAGCCTTTCCTTGCTTATTTTATCCAATTTTTCTAATTGTGATATATAATGTTTTGAAATAGCCTTGTTATCTGAAACAAGCGATTTAATGAACTTTCTATGAGGGGGTAAGGCATTTTGTAAGGATGGTTTGTAATATTGAGTGTACAGCCATCCTTTTGATGGATTACAAGTTAATAATGTTTTAGGTGTAAGGTTGTAATCATCTAATTTGTATCTGATACGAGAATTTAAAATGTTGATGGCTTTATCTGATACTTCTGCTGCCTCATCTATAAAGCAGTCTGTAATTTCCAAACCTCCTAATGATGTAAACAATGGGTCTGATGGATAATAAAATAAATCCTTTAATAGTATTTCTGAATCATTATAGAATTTTATTGTACTATCACCGGCATTAAATTTAAAATCAACATCCGGTGTTAATCCACAATAATTGATAGCCACTTCAAAGAATGTATTTAAGGTTGTTTGTTTTAGGTTTTTTAATTTAGCCCTACCTATTACAGACCTTGTTCCGGCATACCTTAATCTTCTGCTTATTTGCCACAAGCATCCGGTAAAGGTTTTACTACCTCCGGCTCCTCCTCCAAATAATATTTCTGTTGTTGTATTATCTTCAAGGTACTTAAAGCACTCTATTTGCTTTTTAAATAGTTTAATCTTCGGATTCTTCATCAAAAGGCATTATGTCTATCTTAATTCTATCATCTGAACTTACATTAATATCAGACCTTTCAATATACCCTCTTTTCTTGCCCTTAGTTTTAAGATAAAATATAGTTGCAGAGGTATTACCATCTCCTATTTGTTGATGCAGTTGGCTTTCTGCAAAATCTAAAGCAACATTTTCTATTTCTTCTACTTTCTTAGCAAATTCTTTATCATCTTTTAACCATTGATAATATTGTGTCCTACCTATACCAACTTTTTTACAAGCAGTTGTTACAATACCTAATGATTTTTCCAAAGATTCTAATATTGCTTTTTTATGTTGTTCGGTTTTGTTCATTCTGTATTATGTTTTCAACCCAATCTCTTATGTTATGTTTTATTTCCCAATCCAATAATTCTTTAGTATTGTTGTTTGGTATTACTGCCGTTCTTCTTTCACCCTTTTTGGCTTTTATGTATTTTTTAGGGTGCATAAACATATCTGCAATTTCATTTATTGTATGCTCTTGTTCAGAACTCAAATACCATTCCTCGTTATAATCCATATCTATAACTTTGGAAATACCATTTACCAAATCATTAATGTAAGTAAATTGTCTTGTTTGCATACCATCTCCATATATTGTTAATGGTTTATTTTCTTTATATAGCCTTTCAAAGATTCCTATCACAGTTGCATAATCCCCTTTCATAATTTGGTTCTGTCCGTACACATTATAGAAATAACAAATCTCGTATCTTAGTCCGTACCATACACCATAGTTTTTTATCATCTCCACCATTTTGGCTTTTACCCAAGAATATGGACTAAGGTTTTCATTATTGCCAAATTTGGAACTTGATGCTGAATATATAAGTTTGGCATCCCATTGTTTACATTGTTCTATTACTCTTGCAGTACCATATAAATTAGTTTGTGTTAAATACTCTACATCCTTAAATGATGGTACAACTCTTGAATATTCTCCCAAATGAAATACAATATCTTGTTTGTCTAAGTGCCTTATTCTAATACCAGCATCGCCTATTAGATATTTAACACCCT